TAAATCACTGACTACATGTTATAAGTTCTCTCGATTATAGCAGTACTTGTAGCGTTTGTCAATGCTGGTCTGATAACTTTTTGTCCGACTGGACTAACGAGGAAAGATATAATAGAAAGAGCACCAAAAATAGACCACATTTTCTTTTCCATTGTCCTAAGACGGTCATCAACCATACGTATATCCCTCTCACATCCTTTCTTAATTTCATCTGTTTTACGAGTTACTTCTCTGTGTACACTATCAACTTTCTCAAATAATACAGCATCTATACGGTCTTGCTTATCTAACTTCTCATTATGCACAGCAAGAAGTTGTCCCATCTTTACAGAATTATCCTGTAATGACTGAACAACCTTTTCTAATCTTTCTATTATTGCTGCATTAACACCAGGTTCCATCTCACGTCTCTTTTATAAATTTCTGCAATGTATCAACACCATGGTCTTCCATAAGAACATATAAGAATTGCTTTTGATTATCTTCACTCAGTTGCAACCATGTACATAGCATATCTTCTTGCTCTTCTTGCCTTAATTCTGCAAATCTGTGATTGACTGCAGTAAATGTTGACTGCCAATCAAAACTTTCTTTCTTGTCACTCTTGTTGATATCTTTAGAGATCTTCTTCTGACGATCACCTGCTTTCTTCTGGTAGTCCTTTGCTTTTGCTTTGGATAACTGTTGAATCTCTTGCTTACGATTAGCAGCACGCTTCTCACGTTCTTGCTTCTTGTTCATCTTACGTTTCTGTTGAATGAAACGCATAGTAGCACTCACCTCATTATTACCAGATTTCTCCTCTGATGAGTATTCTTTGATAGTAGTTTGGTTTTCCATAGTTTGTTCTTTGATTCTAGAGTTTCTTATCCTCTGAAATATATCTATACCCATTTTATTCTTCCTCTTCTTTCTACGAACAGGAGGTTCATCTGGGGGTAAGCCAGCGTTTGCACCGTTACTTGCATTGTTAGTAGGTACTTCTTCAATCACAACGTGACCGTTCTTTTTGAGAGTGAGAACCTTCATAACTTGTTCAGTTCGGTTAAACAGTATTGATCTACCATGACGGTATCATTATATATCTCTGGGTACCTACTCATGTATAACATGAATGCCTTTAGTATAGACCAGTACTCCTCGGATATTTTGTAGAATAACAATGGTGTAGCAGCTTCACCAAAAACATTGTATATGATGATTAAGTGATTCAATATCAAGTGGAGTTTTAGTACCCCACTGTTTAGATACGTCTTCAGCAATCTCTTGAGATATTTAAACCTTTTAAGATCATCATAGAAATCCTCTTTTGTTACTGCTTGAGGATTGTTGTAATGTTTTATAGCAAAGAATAGATAATTGTCTTCATTCAATTCATCAAAATTCATTTATTAAGCGACACTTATGGTTAAGTCAGACCCAGAACCACCTGCACCTCTTACATCACCAGCAGCGATAGTAAGGTCAGCGTCAACAGTTTGTCCAGAATCTTTAATAGTAGCAGAACCTGCTGTACCTATTGTCTGTGCACCGATACTTATTACCTGTGTTGCAGATGGCACAGTAAAGTCAAACTCTAAACGGTTTAGACCTGAACCACGTGCATAGGTTGCAGTAGCGTTAGATCCAGCAGCACCTGTAACAACAATAGTAGGACTATTTGCTACAGTAACAAGTTCGTTGAATACCACAACAACAGTACCAGTTGCACCTTGTGCAAGAGATTCTTGCTCAAAGAATACTCCAGTAATAGTTGCAGCACCGAGACCTTCAGTAGTTGATGCAGCACCTGCTAAACCACCAATAGAAACTAGGACTTCATCCCAGTAACGTGCAGTGTTTTTGTCGCTACCTTTGTAGTGACGTAGAACCCATCCTTCCTCAGTTGCAAAGCAATCCTCAGCAAGACCGTTCTTATTTACGTTGTCGAGATACTTTGGTTTCGACTCGTCTGATGTAGTTTTTCCCCAGAGAGGCATTGATTTACTCCGTAATTATAAGATAATTTTAATCTAAGTATATTTATAAAAATAGGAGGGTTGCCCCTCCTGTTGCTAGTGACTAGCGTGTCTCTAGTGCTTTCTTTACTGTTTCAAGAAGCTTATCATCTGCGGTAGTTTTGGTCAGTTTAACTGCCTTCTCCAGAACTATGATGCAAAGGTCGATGAGTTTCTCACCTAACTCTCCGTCATCTGGAATCTTATTTACTGCATCTGCAACAATCTTCTTAGCGAATGGTAGTAGAAATGATAACATGATCTAAAAATATAATTCAGTTTTATTTATAACCCATTTTCTTCTTTTTCTTTCCGTACCCTTCATACATCTTTTCGATTCTTGCTCTGTAACGTGCTCTAAGTTCTTCCAAGTGATCCCTTAGTTCCTCGTTAACTCCGTCAGCGTACTTCATTGTCTTCTCACCTTTCTTTTTCTTCTGGTATACGTTACCTGTATCACACTTCTCCTCTTCCATGATCTCATCTTCCTTAACACAGTTAGGAACTGACTTACCACCTTTCATCTTAGTACCTTTTGCTTTGTATCCTTTCCAACAAGAAGGTTTGTCTGGATCTCTACCAATGTTCCTACGTGCTTGCTTGAGTGAACCTTCCTCAACAGATGCTGGAGTGGTATCTGTTATCTCTTCGTTGTTCTCATCATAAACTTTCTCAGGATGCTCAATAACAGTACCATTGATATCCTTTTCATGATGCTCTTTCTTCATACCTTTCTTCTTTGCCATGGCTTTCTTGATGGCTTTGTCTCTAGATCCAAAGTACTCATCTTTACCTGACTCTACCTTACCATCTCCATCATGGTCTTTCGATGCCATTTTTTCACTAACAAGTTCTTCTTTAACTGCCTTGTTAGCACCTTTAAGTTTCTTGTTTTTATCGAATACCTGATCCATAGGGTCAGTGTTATCCATAATTTGTGGACTTACTTCCACAAACTTGCTTGTTTTTTCTGAGAGTTCAGTTCTCCAATTTGAATACATTGTTTCTTCGGTACTCCTATGCTTATTATTTAGCATTTCTTCAATGCCTTTGTCTTTGTCAGTTTTTGGTATGTAGTTACCCTCTTTCCACATGTCATAGTCAGATCCACGTGCCATATCCTGTGTGAATTTTCTGAATCTATCAGTACCCACAAGACGATGCTTGGCAGATCTACCTTGACCCTTACCTAGACCAGTGTATTTATTCACTGCTTCGGTAATATCCTTTGCCCATGCTCTAAACATATCACCATCATCGGTGACAGCAATAACATAATTAGGACCACGACGATGAACCTTACCTACCTTATCTCCATACTGGACATAGGTACCTTCTTCAAATAAATTACCGTGTCTGTAATGAGTACGCTTTGCCTCACTACTAAAATTAGAAAATTTCACTCGTTAGCGTTAGAAAGGTCAACATTATTAGTTCTTCCTTTTATATATGCAGATGAGAATATTCCACCCCTAACATTACTTACTTCCTCACCATCAAAAGTCACTGATCTATTCTCATTAGTTTTTCTAGCACCAAGTGTAGGTGAATACTCATTACTATTAATTATTGCACCGATAGCATTAGCATGTATATTCATAGTGTTGAATCTTATTTGTAAAGCTGCATTACTACCTAAACTTTTCCTTTGTCGAAATTTTTTAATAGTTACCATACCTTGTGCAAAATCACTACAATTATTATTTCCAAAATTATTACCACCACCATTCCATTCAGGTCCTAATACTGATCTAGTTTGTAGAGAAGTATCTCTTATATCTTGTGAAAATGATTGATTATTAAAATCTTCTGGTTCCTTACTAGCAATTATTTCTCTAAACTTTCTAGTTTCCTCATGATTATGAATAGAATCACCTGCTATAGATGATATACCAGAATACTGTTGAAACCCTTTAGCATTAGTACCATCTTTATGACTTATAAAACATACTTCTTTCATGTCTTTGTCTATACCAACAAAATCTGCATGTGCTCCAGTTGAACCTGGTATAAATCCAATAATATTTTTATATTCCTTTCCTATTACAATGTCTACTTCTTTTTCTCCACCTAACTGATAAATTTTATCATTAATTTTCTTTAGTATCTGATGTTCTAAAGATGTATCTGGTGATCTATTTGAAAATGTTTTCTTCCAATTATATTGTTCTAATAAAGGATTAGTATATGGTAAAGATCTAAATGCATTAGCATTTAAATACTTCACTACAACAGTAAAGGTTAATGTTCTCTCTACTTCCTCTGGAAGTAAGTATGTAATAGTAAATTCTAAGTGTCCTAGTTTAGATAGGTTAGAATTTTCAATCCAGTCAACTTGGTACGGTAAAGTATTTTGTATTTCAAGTAGTAAATCAGATCTACTTTTATTAGTTCTGAATAAAAAGGACATGTTTTTAGGTAACGGCCACTTCTTTCCACCTACTCTCCATTTTGTTCCATTACCTCTATTCTTTCCATAGCATAATGTTATTTTGCTTGATGGTACAAACTTCTTACCTACAAGAAGTTGTTTAACATCAGCAACAGCATTATTAAAAGCTAATATATTCTCTCTCTGTAATTCTGTAGTAGATTTCTTCTTGGTAGCAGTTACCATGACCTTTTATTTTTATTTAGCGGTCACCCCTCTTTCTTTTCTCAGATTTTTCTATGGAGAAACTACCACCAGGATATCTCTTCTCTAATTTCTTGACATTTCCTCGTACAACGTCATCAAATTCAACGTTCAATGCAATACAAGCGTTTGCTACGTACCACATAATATCACCCAACTCAATAATAAGATGTTCTCTATTGTCGTCGTTCCAAGGTTTACCTTGAAATACCATCTTCTTAACGATCTCAAGAAACTCACCAGATTCAGCAGCAAGACCAACGCCAGCAGTGGTAAGACGTTCAATATTGGCACCCTCTCTGTCAAGTTCACCCAAGCGATCAGCAAGATCGACAAAATTCTTACTGGAATCGGATGTGACACCATCCACGAATAAAAGATACTTATCAAAATCAATCATACTTTTAGATTTTTAAACTTTTGAAATTTATTTAGCACGTTAGGTTTAACGTCATCAGAACTGACCTTAGTAATAACTGTAGTACTAGGTGGTTGTTCTATGATGTCATTTTGTGCACTTTGTTCTACATCATACAACTTCATCTTAGATCTGTCAACCCCTATGGCAAATCTCTTGTTCATAGTAGGGTCGTTATATCTATTTTTTAGTTGTTTAACTAGAATTTGATTTAGTTGTTCGGATTCCTCAGTAGTAATAAGTGCAAACATAAAGTCAGCAGTAGCAGGTAACCCAAAGGACTCAGATGTATCAGTAAGATCGACATCACTACTACCATAACCAGAACGAGTAGTTTGCGTTGCCGATATAATTGGGACATTATTCTCGACAGCAAGACCTCTGAGTTCTTCAGCAATCGCTTTAACATAAGTATAGGAATTTACAACAGCACCTTTAAATCTTTGAGATGCACAAATATTTAGATAGTCAACAAAAATTAAATCTGGTTTAAAACTTGTCTTTAATGTCAATTCATTCAATAATGATTTGAAATGTCCTACATGTGCTGATGCTGTAGGATACTCTTTAATAATTAATTTACCTTGTGTCTTTTTCATCAACTTGTTTACCTTACTCTCAAATATTTGTTTAGGTAAATCAGCAATTTCTTGTATATTGACACCTAATAAGTTAGCATCTATTCTCTCTGCAATCTTTTCTTCTGACATTTCACAGGTAATATACAATACATTCTTACCTTGTAGTAATGTTGCTGCAGCAACGTGACACATGAATAAAGATTTACCTACACCTGTACCTGCTAGTGCTACGTTCAATGTTTTATTTGATAATCCACCCTTAGTAATCTTATTAAACATACTAAGATCAAAAGGTATCTTCTCTTCTACTTTATTATAGAACTCAAACCTTTCTTTATAGTTAGAAAAGTAATCATGACCT